CTCGGAGCCTGCGTGACCTTACGCGTGACTTGAGGCGTGCGCTTGGTCGGCACTGCCTGCTTGCTGAACTTGGTTTCCTTCAGCGCCTCTTGCATGACGCTGATCTGTTCCTTCAGCGCAGCCTTGTACTCGGGCGTAGCTTTTCCGATCTTCAGCGCCTGCTCCGTTGTCTGCAACTTAGCGGCGTCTTGGAACTCAATGACACGCGCATCTTGCGCACCGTACCTAGCCTTCAGTGCGTCCAGGCGTTTCTTCAACCCACGAGCAAACTCTTTGTATGCCTCCTCGTTACGGCCAAGCTCAATCGCCATCTTGCGCATCTCTTCAGATGCTTCGGCTTCCTTGCGTACGTCGCCGCTCTTGATACGCGCAGCGGTCTGCGCCGCACGAGACACCGGCTGCTCCATCCGAGCACGGCGATCAAGTTCTGCTTCGCGTGCTGCACGCACTGCGGCAGGAGGCTCCACTTTCTCGCGGGCGTACAGGCTCTTGTACAGGTTATCGATCTGGGTTTTAGTCGGCGCGACAACGGTGTCGTTCAGCTTGTTAAAGCGTGCAGTTACCGTAATCAAACGCTTCTTGGCTGCACTCTTCTCTTGCGGCGTCATCAAACGCTGCAAAGGCGCAGCCTCGCCCTTGCCAAGGGTGGCGTTCAACTCTGCTACCTTGTCCTTCATGGATGGCTTGTAAGCCATCTTAGTTTCCAACGCATTGGAAATAAGCGCGTGCTCAGCGGCAAGGTCTTCAAGTTCCTGCAAGACTGAACGCTTGGCATTCTTCTGAGGTTTCTCAACAGAGTTGCGCAGCCCTTCAATCTGCCGCATCACGCTATCTACCTGCTCAGGCGTAGCAGTGCGGGTTACCTTCTCTCCGCTCAAACCCAGGCGCTCGTCCATCGTTTTGATGAACTGTGCTTGAGCCGCGTCTTTCTCTTCCCGCGTCTTGGCCAACTCCTCTTTCTTGCGGATGTCGATGATGTTAAGCGCCTTCTGGATCGCCACAGGGTCGTTGTTCAAAACGCCCGTGCGCAGCACGTTGATGCCGCTGAACAAATCGTCGGTTCGATCCCGCGTCGGGATCGAACTCTGCAACTGATCTTGGAGTTCTTGAATGCGCCTCGGAGAAGCGCCTGCCGCAGTGGCCTTGCGCAGAACTTCCGCACGCTGCTCGACTTCGGTGGGTTTGGCCTCTACGGCAGGCGCGGGCTTGACCTCAACAGCCATCGCCTCTTCAGGCTTCTGTGCCACGGGCACCGGGGCTTCTTCGGGCGTGAACAACTCGCGGGTCTGGCCGCGCTGCTCCATGCCGACCTGCTTCTCCTGCAGCGCCTGCATGCGCTTGGCAGTATCGGCGGCAAGCGCCTCACGTTCCTTCTTGGCAGCATCAAGCTGAGTGCCGAGGTCCGTGGCCTTGTCGAAGTCGCTGGCTTGCGCAGCCTTGGTGAAGTCATCTTGCAGCTTGGTGATCCGGCTATCAATGGCCGTCATCTTGGCCGCAGCCTGCTGCTGGAACTCCGTTTCGGGGATGGCCACACCCCCACGCTCTTCGATCAACGCGGCGCGCGCATCAATCCGACGCTGGAGTTGCTGACGCTGTTCGTTTAGCGAACGGAAGTCATCCGTGCGGCCTTCGGTGGCGGCAGTCTGCAACTGGGGCAGTAAACCTTGAAGTTCACGGTTGAGCGCGTCCTGCTCAACCATCAGGCGCTGCACGTCAGGGATGGGTTCGGGAGCCGGAGCGGGTGCAGGCGCGGGAGCTTCCGCAGGCTGCTCAGCCTTCTTCAATTCGGCAATCGCGTCCTTGCGCTTCTCGTACTCACGCCGCAATGGCATGAAGTCCTGCATGAAAGCGGTCAGGTCTTCTTTGGCCTGGGCCTTGGCTGCGCGCTCTTCTTCCGTAGAGTCCTTGGTCAGCCGCACATTCTTGGCGGTTTCCAACTCCTGCTTGCGGGCCTGGGCCGCTGCATAGTCAGCGTCGAGTTTGCGCAGGGCGTCGGGCTGCGTAGCGGCAGCTTCGGCTTCTTGCTCCTGTCGGAGTTGGTCAGCCTTCGCTTGGTCAGCCAAGACCTTCTCAGCCCTGCGGCGCTCACCCCCGCGCTCAACCGCACGACCGGCAGGCGAAATAACGCCGCCCAGAACCGCGCCGCCGATCAGGCTCTCGATGTACTCTGCGCGTGCTGCCGGATCAGTGACTTCAAGCCCTGCCTGCAAACGCTCCAGATACTGTTGACCGACTTCAGTCAAGCCTTCACGCCCCGCCACCTTGCCCGTCGTAACGGCGTAGTCGGCCACCGCTTGGCGCATGCCCTGCTGCGTGATGGCTTTGGCTTCGGCTTCTGTCAGGTCTTTGCCGACCGACTTGAACAGGTTGCGGATAAGCGGGATGCCGCGCAAAGAGAACACGTCCAGTGCGGCTTGCGGCACCGCAGCAAGAGCGGCTTTGCCTAGATCAGTCCGCTCCAGACCACCAGTTTCCCCACGCTTCTCCGCTTCCTCAAGCTGCCGTGCAAGGTTGGTACCCGTGAACTGGGCAACCGAGGCAGCACCGGCGCCAAGCGCGCCCACAACGGGTGCTGCTGCGCCAAGAGGGATGGCCGCAGCGCCTGCGGCAATCGGAGCCGCCATGTACGGGATCGAGCCGCCCAGCAGTTCAAGCGTTTTCTGAACCGGGGCCTCAGTCCAACCTTCTTCGGTCGGCTTGAAAATCTGTTTGGCGCGCTCTTCGCGCTCGGCGCGGTACTTCTCCGCTGCCTTGACGTCCATCAGGCCGAGCTTGCCTGCAGTGAGCGCGGCTTCGCCTTTCAGCGACTCAACACCGGCTCGAAGTGCGGGGGTGAAGCCCCCTCGGGGGCCTTCTTCCGGGCTTACCTCAGCAGTTCTCCCGAACGCTTGAGGGTACTTAGCGTACGCTTCTCGGATGGCCTCTTCGTATGTCTGGCCTTCTTTGGCCTCGTAGTAGGCACCATTGGGCAGTTGGACGTATTTCGCCATGACCGTACGCTAATTTTTACCCGGCTGCACGACCCGGAATTACAGCGTGCAGATGCCCCCAATTATGGGGGACTTTCTTATCGAAGGATAGATGCGCCTTCAGGCGGCTGCACAAACCCCCCACCGGTACCACCGGCAGTGACACCGGGCTGAACGCTCATGCCGCGCAGGTACGTCTCAAATGTCGGGTACTTGCGCATGAACTCTTCACCCTCAGTGCCCTTACCCGTCAAAGAAATCTTCTGGTTGTTAGCCAGCTTGACGTAGTTTTCGTAGAGCGCGGGGATTCGAGTCTCACGGGTCTGCGCTTCCCAGCCCAGTTTAAGAGCAGTCTCCGGGTCTTTGGCTCCCAGTGCACGACCCAAGGACGTGAGCAATTGCAACTGTGCAGGCGGCGCGTTGACCTGCATGCGCGCGCGCTCCATAGCGCCTTTCTGCTCAACCTCCGTGGTGTAAATCTGGCGCGCCATGTCGGCGTTCTTGATGCCAAGGCTGGTAAACGCCTCAACGCCGTACTTACGGGCATTACCCAAGTGCTCAGCCGCACGCTCTTCAAACTTAAGTTGCGATTCAGTATCGGCGCGGGCCTCGGCGCGGCGGGCTTGCTCGATGTCGGCCATCGCGCGCTGACGCTCCTTGGCGGACTTCTTAAAGTCCTTGATCGCCTCAGCGTACTGGCCGGTGCCGACCATCGCACCCTTGCCGATGTTCTCCAAAGCGCGGGGGGACGTACCGGCCATCATGGCCAGACCGGCGTTGAGGATAGCCATCGCCTTGGACTGCTCAAGCTCGCCCTTGGCGCCTTCTTCCTCTTTCTTGATGAGCGACTCAAGCCCCTCATAGGCTTTGCCTTGGCCCTCAAGCGCCTTCCTTCGGCGCTCTCGTGCAGCCTCAACGGCATCAACCTCGGCTTTCTGATAGTCGGTGATCCGCTTTTCAATCGCTTGGCTATCAAGAAATTCTGCTGCAGTCTTTTTAGCCGCTTCAACAGACGGCACGGCAGTGCGTGCAGGAGCGCCGGTGGTACCGGCTGAAGGAGCAGCAGACGGGCGGGTGCCAGGAGCGGCGCCAGAAGCAGAAGGCGTCGCGTTAATGTCTGGAATAGGCAGCATCGGCGCTTTGGGCGCCTCGCGCGGGTAAAGGTCTTTGTAGATTGCCAACTCTTCCGGCGTTACAGCGCGTTGGTCTTTGTAGCGCCGTTCTTTTTCGTCCACTGTCGGGAGCCGATAGGCACCGGAAACTTTCTTGGCGGCGGCTTCACGCGCCGCAAGCGCACGCTGAAAACCTTCAGGGTCGGCAGCACGCTGTCTAACGCCGTAACTTTGGAGAATGCGCTCAGCCTCTTTCAACGCCAGTTCATCTACATACTGCTGCCGACGCTCCTCAGCAAGCGGGTCGCTCGACGCCCCCATCTGGGACGAGTACATGGTCGCCGCCGCGTTGGGCAAGTCTGTACTGACCAAACCCCGATCCTGATATCGAGCCACACCACCATCGGCCATGCGCACGACAGGCTCGCTGCGCTGAGTAAAGTCAAACATGCCGCCGCGAGAGAACGCGTCTTCAGCGGTGTCCGAGACGCCGCCTTCGGCGTAGCCCGCGATACCGCCATCAGCCATACCCTGCATATTCGGAGCGGGCAGCGCGGCGATGCCCGGTGCGGCTTGTGGGGGCGTGCCCATCGACATGATGGCTTGATCCGCCACCTTGGGCTGAGGCTGGGCCATCTGCGCCTGGGCCGCAGCACGCATCTTTTTGCGCGCCATGTCTTCCGAGATCACCATCGGTAAGATGTACGGGTCTTGCTTGTACATCATCGCCATGCGCTGCAATGCCTGATCCGGCATCATGCGCAGTTCGGCTGTGAGTTGGTTGATGTTCGGAATTGCCATGATCAACGACCCATGTTGTAGATTGCCAAATCAGCCAGACCGGCGGGCTTATCTCGATACTCGGCGTCTTCGACTTCGCCGCCGTCCTTCATACCGAACAGTTTGCTTGCGCCAATCGCAGCGGTGCCCAGACCCGCCAGTTGCGACGTCATAGACGGCGCCTGCTGATACACAGCCGCGCCAGTCTGCGACAGGGGTGCGCCGCGCAAGATGTCGGACATGAAGCCCAACTGCTTGTACGGGTAGTTCTGGTAGTTCAGGAAGTCTTGGTACTGCTGGTTCAGGATGTTCTGCGTCTGTTGCTGTTGCATGCCGCCATACTGGGCCTGCAACTGGTTGATCGCCATGTTCTGACCGAACTGGTTCTGCCCCAACTGACCCAATTGACCTGCGCTCTGCAGTGCGGTCTGCAAACCCTGCAACCCCAGACCAGCGCCATACTGGCGTGATTGCTCGCCAAGCTGCGCGGCAGCTTGGTTGTACTGAGCGCCCAGACCGGCCTGCTGCATCAGGTTGCCATAACCAAACTGACGAGACTGCTCAGCCATCTGCTGTGCCTGCATCCGGGCTTGCTGCTCGGCCAACCGCGCCTGGAGGTCTTGCTGCGCGCCGAACTGCTGAGTACCCAGAGCAGCCTGCAGGTTCTGGCCACCCATCGTGATGCCTGCCTGCTGATTGGCCAGTTGAGCTTGCAGACGCGCCGCTTGCTCAGCGTTGAACTGCTGTTGAGCCTGCTGGTAAGCCGCCTGCAACCCAGTGGCCTGGATGTCGCCCTTCTGCATGGCGAGGTTACGTGCAGCTTCGGCGTTCTCAATGGCTTGGCGTGCACCACCAAACGCACCGGCACGGGCGTACTTTTGACCACGAGCAGTAGCGGCGATGTCCGCTTGGCGCTGAGCCTCGCGCTGTTGGATGTCCACCACGTTCTGCATGTACGGAGACATGTACTGAGACGCAGCACCTCGGTCAGTAAGGGAGTCCGTGTACACACGCTCCGCAGGCCCCATCTGGTAGGTCGTCAGCGCGCGAGTGCTAACACCGGGAGCCGTGAACTTTGTGGGCTGATACGACGTAACAGGACTATAAAAGTTGGCAAACTGCGACGGCTTGTACTGGTCGTACGCCAACGCACGCAAACCTGCGGTACCGGCCATTGCAGACGCATCGCGCAACTGAGGCGCTGCCTCCATCGCTTGGGCGCCCGTGAACGCCTGCTGCTGCAGCGGGGAGAACTGCGCAAAACGCTCCCCCTGGTACTGCATGTACGGGTCTTCAAACATCGCCTCCGCACGGCCAAGCAGCCGCTCGGCATAAGGCGCGACGACCGGCGCGAAGCCAGTCTGGTATTCAGTGACTTGCGTTGGGATAGGAGCAGTAGCCATGATGCGTCCTTATGCGGGGAGGTATTTGTCGGCGCGGGTGTTCTTAGCCACCTTGCCCTTACCGGTTGTCTTAGCGCGGGCGCGCTGCACCCGATCCATCATTGCGTACAGTTTGCGTGCGCCTGCTTCGGTGGACCCATTCCCAATTTCAGAAACGATGCGGGCGGGGATCACAAACTCACCATCGGCCAGCCGCGCGGGTTGCCGGTTGCCAATCGTTGCCGGGATGCTGTCGCTCACGCCATCACCAGGGCCGCGCAGCAGGCGCCCACCATCGGAGTAGCCACCCAGATTGAATTGGCCACCCCGAGCAGCACCGGCTGCAATAGCCGCAAGCCCGCCTTTGCGCATACCGGCCATCAGTGCAAGCTCTTCATCGGTGTACCGTTCGCCGCTGCCGATGTCGTAGTTAAAGTCAAACTCCGTGTCTGCCCGCGCATTTTCAATTGCCAACTGGTTAATGGCTTCGTTGTGCGCGCGGTCAGCCGCTCGTTGCGCGGCTTCGGCTTCAAGCACAGCGCCAATGCTATAGGTGCTGCGGTCCTCAACAGGCACGTTGTTCGCATCCTGCGTGCCGAACAGAAAGTCGGTAACGGGCGTGTTGCTTGTGGTGCCCGTGCTACTAGAGCCGCCTGTGCTTGTTGTGCCTGTCGTGCCTGTCGTTCTTGAACCGCCAACAACCGCCGTTGAGCCGCTGCCAGAGGTAGACGTTCCGCCGCCGGTAACACCGCTGCTGGTTACCGAGCCACCACCCGTCGTACCTGCGCGCAGGCGAGCAGCGATGGCTTGCAGTGCCAACCAGTTCTCATCCAACGGCGCATTGATTGCCGCGCGGATGGTGGCGTCGTCGTAGCCTGCGGCCAGTAGCGAGTTGTAGTACGCAGCCTTTGCTTCCGGCGTCTGGCCAAAGATAGACTGATCAAACGTGCTGCGCAGGCGCTCGACTGCGGTTTGGTTTGTGGTGCCGGTCGTTCCGGTCGTCGTTCCGGTCGTCGTTCCGGTCGTCGTTCCGGTTGTTCCAGTACCGGCGCTCTGCGCGGTCTGGCGGGTAGGCGTGGTGGGGACATAGCGGCGAATTGCGCTTTCACGCGCCGCGCCACCAACAACTTCGCTGTAAGGACGCATCAGCGCCCCACCGCCAGGAACAAACGGCGTAGCCGGGTACGAACCACGACCCATCAGGTAATCGTAGGCGTTCTTGGTGCCACCAGTCAAACTGCTGAAGCGGAACTCGTTGTATGCCGCACGCGCCTGCATCTCCGGGATACCTTTGATCTTGGCAAAGTCCAGCACCTCGTTGAAGGTAGCGTTGGGGTTGCCTTGCAGGTACCGCGTGAGCATGTCCGCAACAGCGTTCTGTGTGTAGGTGCGCTGTCCGGGAGTAATGTCCGTAATGGTCGGCATGCGGGTAGAACCGCCGCCTTGCTCGTAGGCAGACCGAACTTGGTCCATAGTCTGCGCCGTGGGTTGGAAGGCGGGGCCGTACGTAACTTGCGGTTGAGGGGCCGTGTACTCAGGCGTCGTGGTATCGCCGCCGTACGTCTGATCTGTGCCGGTAGAGCCAGGAACCGTGGGGCCAGACACAACTTCAACAGGCTTGACAGGTCGAGTCTTGTACTCAATCGAGTTCATGATCTCCCGGCGAATCTGCTCAGGCGACCACTGCGATGCCTTGTAGAACTCAAACCCGCCCTGATCGGGGTCGCGCCCCAATAGGTCGCGGTAAATCTGGCGAAGCTCGGCGTCTGTCGCCCGCACGCCAGTGGCGTAGGGAATGGCTTGCGAACCCGCCGCAATCTGCGCAGCAAAGGGGTTGGTGGCAGTCGTAGAAACAGCGGCAGGTGCGGGAGCAGGTGCGGGAGCAGGTGCGGGAGCAGGGCGCGTAATGTTGTTTGCCGCCATAAAGTCGGCCACGTTCTGCGCGTTAAAAGACTTGCCGTACTGTGTGTTGACCATGTCAGCAATCTGCTGATTGGTCATGCCTGCGGCAATGCCAGACCGTGCTGCAGCAATTGCAGCGGCTTGAGGATCAGCCGCAATACTCTGCTGTGCAGCCAGTTGTCCCGCAGTGGGGGTCGCCATCTGTGTAGTGTCAATTGGCTTAGCCTGCTGCATTGCAGCATACTCAGGCGACTTCAAGAACTCAGCGCGAATCTGGTCAGGCGTGTAGCCCGATTGCTGCCAGAACTGCAAACCACCAGTGTCCGCTTCGCGCTTAAAGACGTCTTGATACAGCCCGCGAATCTGCTGTTCTGTTGCACCGCCGGTGGCCAACGCGACGATGCCGCCGCCTGCCATGCCACCGGGCGGTTGATCTTCTTGCGACTGTGCGGGTGCACCTGCGGTTTGACCTTGGCCCGTGTTAACAGGCATTGCCGGATAGGTCGGCTGCGCCGTCCACTGCTTGGTGAACGGATCAAACTTGTAGGGACGGATGGTGCCTTGATACTGGCCACCCGGCATCGGCGTAGCCGTCTGCACGGCTTGGTCGGCCATGATGGGCGCCGCAGCCGCGTAGCCTGCTTTGAGCAGGCCAGAACCGCCACCAATACCGGACATGAACGCACTACGACCAGCCTCGTTTCCAAGACCGGCAATACCTGCCTTTAACTGGTCAAACGGAGTGATCTTGGCAGCGTTTTCCAACACCTGCTTTTGGATAAATTCGCCAGCAGCGTTACCCGTAAGCCCTTGCTTGGCCGCTTCCTCAGCGGCAGCTTGACCAAGCGCGGCTTGGCTTGTGGCCATACCCGCCTGTTGAAATGCATTGCCCAACGAAGCGCCACCATAAGCGCCCAGACCGGCCATGATGCCCTTCTGCAGACTGCCGGTGGCCAGAGCCGTCGCACCGCCGACCAGTGCCCCCGCGCCCAGCGCGCTGCTGACCACGCCGAATCCGGCAGGGCCAAGGGCAAAGCCCGCGATCATGGGCAGCGCCGACTTGAGCAGCTTCTTGAACGAAAAGGCTTCCGGCAGACCCGTGTGGGGGTTGATTGTCATGGTGATCCCATGACTCAGGCCAAGCGCCTGCAGACCCGCAACTTCGCTGGGGGCCATGTGCACCAGCATCGAGTCGCCGTTGCGACCCTTGGACGCCATGTGGTTGGCTAGTACGGCAAGGCTCATGTGCGCCCCTTGGAATTGATTGGGTTCATTTTATTGGGTCAAGTCGTAGAAGGAAAGCGACCCGACCACGTCGCCCGTGGTGGCGCCAGATACGGTTCTTACGGCAACGGTGTAGATGTCACTGACCCCGGCAATCGTTGCGCCCAGTTGCAGGTCAAAGTTGTAGCCGGTAGCGGCGCTTGTGTTCCCAACACCACCTGAACCGGTCGAAGTCACGTAGTCCGTCTGCACGATAGAGCCACCCGTGGTGGCCGTGGCTGCTACATCAAACTCCACATTGGAATCAGTCGGCACTGCCGTCCACGATGCGGCGGTCAGGGTGGGATTCTTGATCAGCGCCACTTCGTAGTTCTGATTGGTCGTGGGCAGAACCTGCACCCGATTGGGCAGCACAACCGCACCTGTGCGGCCAGAAGCAAGCCGGATGGATACCACCGGCAAGAAAGTAGAGCCGATGGTTCCCAAAACTGTGGTGCGTCGCGCCACATGGTCAATAGAGGTCTGCTCAAACCCACCTTCGGAAATCACCGAGCAGCAGATGGCCTTCATCGAAGCCGCCACCGCAGAGGACACCGTTTTGATCTCGTACCGCACCGGCAGGATGGCCGTGGTCATGTAGACGTTGGTAATCTCATTGGCGTTGTTAAACGTGTGGCAGACGATGTACTGACCGTCGATGATGAAGCCGCACCGGACTGAGCCAACGCCAAGCCATTCAAAGTCCATCCACAGAATCTGCGCCTTGGACGGGTCGAGCGTATAGCCGGAGGCTCCTGTGCCATCCAACTTGTCGCCGTTCCAATCCGACTGATTGACCGTGCGGGTATCAGACGGCGTGCCTGTAACCGAAGAACGCAGGACAAAAGAGTAAACCCCGTCGATGCGTTGGAAGAACACGCCATTGCTGTCGTTGTAGTACCCCACACGCTGCGTGAGGTTCAGGCTCATGCTGCTGTCCATCACGAAGGTGGCAAGCACCAACAGCCCTTTACCGGGCTGATACGGGAATGAGCGATAGGACTGCCGCAGCACAGAGCCGACACCGGCCCCAGTGACTTCCATCTTGATCGCCGCTTCGTTGGACAGGAATGTCGTCGTGCCCGTCCCGGTCGTGGAAACGTCAAACTGATTGTCTGCGGCGTAGCGGTTCTGGCTGTCGAAAAGCGTGTAGGGTTGGCTGACCCGCAGTCGTCCAAAGGCGTCCGTGTTGGTGCCACCGATGGAGATTGGTATGGGAGAAGTTGTAGCCACAATCCGCCTCAGTATTGCGTCAAGCCGGTTGAAGTACAGACGCAGGACGTTGTTGAACTGCTCGTGATAACGCGACTCGTACGCAGTTGGCGCCAACGGCAGGTTTGGGGGTGCAGGGACGGTTGCATCTTCAATTAGCAAACTCATGGTCAACGCCGCCCATCCGGTCTGATGTCAATACGCGGAGCGCCCAACTGCCACGTCGTACCAAGCGTGTTGGAGTCGATCTTGAAGATCATCTGCCGCCCACGCACGCGGGTGTAAATCTGCCCGGTGAACTCTTCGGTGATGACGTACGTCGAGCCCCTAACCACCGGCTGGCCCGCGCTGTCGATGCTGCCTGAGCCTGAGTTGTACAACCCATAGAGCGTCATGTTAACGGTCGGCGTGTTGGCCGTTGAGTTCTCAAACGTCAGGTCAGGCAGTATGCGCCAGACAAACCCGAAGTTGTGGCCATCGCCGATGTCGAACTCAGACGACGAGATGTACGCGTTGATGGCGGTGGGCGTTCCGGTAGCATTGTCGTCCAAACCCTGCTCGTGGTTGACGAGGTTCTGGCTGTAGGTAGCAGCCATCGGGTAATCTCGCAGACCGGAGTCAAGCCATGCTGTGCGAGCCAACGTGCCGTAGTACCAGATTTTCTCGACGTAGTTGTAGACGACGTACTTGCCGATGGTGGTGGAACCAGCGGACGGGTAGAACCACCAGACTTCGTTGAAACCCTCGTTGGTTCCGGCAAAGACCTGCTGCGCCTGAGCTTGATTGAAGTCACTGAAGACATACCGGCGCACATCGCAGTTGAGCGTCTGCACCCGACCGTCGTAGGCGTAGAACTTGTCCACGCCCATCCAGTACACCACACCCGAGGCAATCACAGCGGCCTTGGGGCCGACGATGGAGATGTTGTCGCCAAGAAGCTGAGCGCCCCAGAAGATCGGCGCATCCAGATACTGGAGCGAATAGATGGACGAGTCGGTGAAGACCACGATTTCCTGACGCGCCTGCACTGCCGCAACAATTTCTGAGCCGTGAGACAAGCGCAGACTGCCTGCCTGATTGGTGGCCGAAGGCGTCCAGTTGACGGCGTCTTCCTGGTCAGACCACCGGATCAGCATCGGGTCGATAACTGAGGAGCCGTAGTCATTGCAACCCATCGCAAACACAAAGCGGCTAATGTCTGAGATGAAAATGCCGTTCTGGATTGTCGGCACGTCAGACGCGCCGGACAGAGATGACAGCAGAACGCCACGAACGCTCACCCCAGTCGTCGCATCCCAGTAATAGATGCCGCCCTTGCGCGGACCAAAGATCAAGTCTTCACCAAAGTTGGCTTGGCTCCACAACCGCAGATCACTCTGCGTTGTGCTGGGTGTTCCAATGCTCCAAGGGCCAGTACCCCAAGTACCCGCACCCCAACCAGTAAGCGGCACCACTGTAGCCGGGCCAGTATTGATCTGATACGCCGCAGATACCGCAGAGCCACCCGTAGACACCGCCGGGATAGCAGACGCCACCGTGATGGTGTAGGTGTTGACCGTCAGGACAGTAATCTGGAACTCGCCGTTGAGGAGCGCCGCGTAGGTTCCGGTGACACCGCTGAAGGTTACGAAGTCCCCCGTGATGCCGCCATGAGAGTTGGCGGTTACCGTTACTGTGGTGGTTCCGTTGCCGGTAAACGGGTCGGTGCCCAGCGTGGTGGTTACGCGGATTGGCGTGATGTCGTTATACACACCGCCATTCTCAATGTAGAACTTCAGGCTAGTGCCAACACCAATCAGGTTTTGACTGGTCAGCGTCACCCAATTCCACAGGGAACGGCACACACCAAGAAACGTACTAGAAGAAATGCGTTGCCACCCACCGATGACTTCGGGGTTGCCTTGACGGAAGCGAACCTTGTCGCACTCGTACCATCCGCCTTCGGTGGTGTACCGCGTGTTCTCGCGGTTAACTCCGGGCTTGAAGAGGATTTTCTGGAGTGGCATAACCGTATTCTCGTGTCAAGACAAGAAAAGGGCAATCTCGGCTTCACGGCGTTTTACCAGACCCGGCAGGACTTTGCCACCACCCATCGTCCACTGGCGGAAGGCGTCTGCCGCCCCGTTCCAGTCATCCCGGTTGGCTCGCATCCTGATCTGGCTGCGCTGAAGGTTGCCTAGCCCTGCATTGAAGGCAAAACTGACCAGAGCGTCAAAAGAGCCTTGACGGCCAGATACGCCGGGAACAAGTCGAAGAACACCACGTTCAAAAGTCCCGACATCATCACGGAATAGTTCGTCGATCTCCGTCTTAGTCCAGACACGGCTGTCCTCCGGCTTCAGGGGAAACTCGTTGCGAAGCATCCCGGTGTAGCCTTCCTTGCGGATGACCGGGAGCCTGATCTGCTCTTGGTACAGGACATGGCCGTAGCCAATCGTCCAGATGTGAGCAGGGCAAAGGTAGGGTTTACTCCTAAACCCCTCATACTTGTGCATGAGGTCTTCGCCCGCCTTGCTCAGTTTCACTTCTTACTCCACTGGCGAGAACCGAACCAGTAGCCAATGATCCCCCCGAGGATTGCCATCTCATCAGCGGAGAAGATCAGGTCGGAGTACAGGATGATGTCGTCCATGCCCTGGATCAGATTCGGGTGGTTCCACAGATACCACGCCATGAAGGCGTTGATGGCCACCAACTCAAAGACGAAGATGTAGGTGACCGTCGGACGGACGGTGCCGGTGTAGTTCACCACCCACCGGGAAGCCTTGTCCATGATCTTCTGGTCGTGCGCCAGAGCCGCCTCGGTCATCCGGGCATCAGTCTCCATCGCCACCTGCTCGGTGCGAATCTCCTCCATCCGGGCCTGGGCGGCAAAGCCTGCCGCTGCCAGTTGGAGTTCCCGCTCGGTCTGCACCTGAGCCAACTTCAGTTCATGGGCTTGGTCTGCCTTGTTCTGGAAGTATTCAAGCAATTTGGGCAGGCCCGAGAGCAGCAAGCCCCCAAGGGTGGAAAGAAGCGACAGCATCTCAGGCTCCTAGAGCAAAGAAAAACAGAAGCACCCCGACCGCTCCCACGCCGATGGAGGCGTAGAACAGGCTAAGGGTGACGGCCAGGATGGCGGCAGAGGACAGGACGATGGCCAGTTGCAGCGCCATACCGGAATATGAGTAGTAGGAAGACTTGGCCTTGGCAGCATCGCGCTTGGCTTCGGCAGCACGGGCCTTTTCCATGATCTCGTCCATGTCGGCGCGTTGCTTGGTGGCCTTCTGCTCGTTGTTGGTGACCTCGTAGATGGTCGCCCGGACGTTCTTGGCCTGATACCACGCCCACAGGTTGTTCGACTCTATGGTTCCGTTGAGAACCGCAGAGGAGTTCCTTCCGGCAAAGTAATTTGTAACAGCAAGGAGTAGAGCAAGCAGGCTAATAGAAACCGCAGCAAGAGCCTTGACATGGGCTTCCCTCTCTG